TTGACTGCAATTTTTAGCGCTGTCGCAGGTATCGCTGCGGGCATTGCTTTGGTAGCGCCATCTGCATCTGGTATCCCATTGGGAGCAGATCAGACCGTTAGCGCAATCCTTGGCATCTGGATGTCTGAATGGTGGGCTAAGCTCAAGAATTTTCGCCTCTGGCGTCGTCGCGCTCGTACAAGCCGGTCATCGGTAAATGTAGTTAGCGCGGCCCCGTCTGAAGACGAGGAGGAGGTCCCCGCAGAGGTTAAGCAACTAGCTGATGATATCAGTAAATTGCTTAAAATTTCTGTAGCGGCTTCTGGCGTTGTTGTAGCTTTGATTGTTGTACGCATCATTGGGATCCTTCTCAAACGCAAGGTCGTTGAGAAGGAGACCGTTGATCGCGGACTTCAGAGGCTATTTCGCATCTTTGAGTGGACTGCGGACTTTGGTTTTGTCGCCCTTTTCTTTTGGGGTACTGGCAAGGAAGAGTTTGCTGCCCTCCAGCGCATTCTAAGTATCCTGCGCCGTGTGTGTTTTAATACTGGAACTTTCAATATTGATATTCCAGATTCGATGCTTCACGGTGTTGGTTTAGGTTCGCGCGCGGGCGTTTGGAACCGTTTAAAGCGGAACAAGTGGCGTGTTTTGGCTATTTTAATAGCCATTATAGCACTTTCAGTTGTTACCGCTCGAGCCTGGAAAAAAGTCGCAAAGAAGGGTGGATTCAGTGCACTCGTCAGAGATTTCTTTAGCTCTGGCGAAGTGGTTGCCGATCCACCGACTGAGGCGAAGCACAAAGTGAAGCGTAAAGGAAGCTATATGGCTTCTGGTGATGGCGATAATAACCGCGGTCGAAGGGTGCGCGATGATGGTCCTCATGCTTACGATCCAGAAAATGGACGTAAAGCAAAAAATGACCACCATAGCGTAAATCTTCCCGAACAGGTTCATGCGCTACCCCCATTTAGGCCTGATTCTTCGGGCGAGATCCCTATGTTTCACAAAGATGGTTCGCCTCGGGCGATGGCTGGTGCGGTGTCGCATGATGGATATCAATTAGTCGTATCTATAGCGCATGCAGTTCGTGACGGTGGAGCGTACTGGGACACAGCTGGCAAGCAACCCGTCAAAGTTGTTCGTTATTTTAACGAAGACAAAGAAGACGGTATTGCTGTTGTCAGCGCTCCCGGTAACCTACCGAAAGCTGCAAGAACAGCTGGTATGTCTGTTGCCCATGCTTCGGCACTAATCTGGAAACAGGGTGAAGTAAGCGCCGGAAACATTTTTCAAATGGATGAAGGCAAACTGCGTCATACCTGCGGTACCCACCCGGGTCACAGCGGCTCGCTAATCTTCGCATATATTGAAGGCAAGTGGTCCGCTGTCGGCGTTCATGCTAGTGCAACAAGCACGCATAACGTCGCTTACTCTTTTTTCTGAACTGTGGCCCATTTTTAATGGGTCGCAGGAGTTTTCGTTATACTTTCGTAAATAATACACGCCTTGGATTCAATCCTTATTGGCATTCATTTTCATCTTATTCCTCCGATGAACTCGGACGTGGGATTTCGAGGAAATACCCTGACTTGTACTTGGAGTCTTTATCAAGATATGCGGGCGGCCTTGTCGATATAGATATCGTAGCTTGGCAGCGTTCATATTCTTATGTTAGAAGATCTCTGCGTGAGAATGTCGGGTATAGTACTGGTTTCACCTTCGAGGAGGCAGTCGAGAGGATTCTTCAGAATACTCGCGGTAGTTCAGCAGGTTTCGAGTGGAACAAGTATGGGCAGACGAAAGGAGAAGTTTTAACTAACCTTGAAGCGTTAGATAAAATTCGCTCCCGTCTGAACTGCTTGGATGAGCTTGAGTATCGTGCACTGTTCACCTTGAGTCTGAAGGACGAGTTACGTGACGAAGTTGATGGTCTACCTAAGAAAGCACGTCTGTTCTTCCCTTGTGAGCTTTCCTTCCTAATTGCAACTGTTATGGTCTATGGACGTTGGAATGATAAATTCAACTCCACATTCTTTGAGGGTTGCATGGGAGGAACCTTTTTGAGGGGGGGAGCGGATCGGCTAGTAGAATATCTTTCGGTTCATGATCGATTTGGTGAGGGTGATGCCCATAAATTTGACTCTAAGCAGCGGCAACTGTTGCGCCAGCTAGTTTACGGCCTTCGTAATGAATTATTAGAGACTTGCGAGTTGAGTGCTACTGTTACTAGGATTCTTCTTAGTCCCAGGGTGCATTCTCCGCAAGGCTATATTTTCCAATTATATGGCTGTAATCCTAGTGGTGGTTACAACACGAAGATTGATAATAGCATCTTATCTATGTTTGTTCTGCGTTACTGCTTTTATAGAGCTTGTCCAACTGCATCCGATGACGAAATTCGTAGCATGGTCGAGGGTGATGATTTCGTGTACAGTACGTGCACGAACTTTTCCCCGGACATGTTCCAAAAGTACTCATCCGAACTTGGTCTGGCCTATGATGGTGGACGTTTAACGGACTTAGGTACGGTGTCTTTTTGTCAGCATCGTTTTGAGAAGAGAGGACTTTATTATATCTCCATACCTGATCGAAAGCGTGCTCTTGCTACTATGGCGGTGAATAGGTGCAGTTCTTTGTTTGATTTATGTTTGATGAGCCAGTCGGTTATCATTGAACATTTTTATAATAAAGACATAAGACACCTGATTCGCTGTTTTCAGGAGTGGGCGGTAGGTCAGGGTGTAGATATGATAGAGTACATGACGGATTCAGCAATTGAGCGTCTGCATACGCTCGATTTTGTTTATGAAACTCGTGTATGAATTGGGTGATCTTAAACGTCTGCCCAATAAAACTTTTCTGATCTGAGTTGCTACTGGAACTCTTTTTTCAAAAACATTTAAAACAAACAAAACTTTCTTTACAAACAATATTTTTGTATTATGGCTACTCCTGCTCAGCGTGCTCGACGTCGTCGAGCTCGTTCTCGTCGTGCTTCTAATAAGAAGCAAGAACCGCCTGTGAATCAGAAACGATCTAGTCGTTCCAAGGGTTCTAGCGGTTCTGCTGCTTTGGTTAACCAAGTTCTTGCATTCTCGAATCCATGGTCTGTCCAAGGTGCCCAGAAGTATCATGATGGTAACAACGCGAAAACTATTCCGTATCGGATGCGCTATTTTCACGCGATAACAACGGGTGAGGACTCTGTCGTCACTGATTATTATCGTGGCGGCATAATGTTTCTTCCCCGGTTGTATTCTCCGTTTTACAAGCCAGTCTATACGGCAAACTATCAGTTGCCCATCACTTCTTGGACTAGCACCTCTGAGGCTTTTTCTGAGTATGCCGACCTTGCTTCTGACCAGGTGAAAGCTTATCGCATCACTTCATGGGGTGTTCGTGTTTATTCCATTGGCCCACCTTTGACTTCTGCTGGTATTATCGTCGTCCGAACTGTTACGTCTGACGACCCTACCACGGATATCTCTGGTCCCAATGCGGTGTCTCAGAACCGCTTCGAGCAGGCCATTTCCCCTGGTATGGATTTCTATTGGCAGTCCAAGCCTACGGATATGACTTCTCGTAATTTTCAGCTGATTGATTCGTCAGACTCGAGTGAAATCGACAAGTGGACTCTGCCCCAAATCTTTGTGGAGGGCGCTTCTGCCTCCACCTCGATTCGGTGCGAAGTCGTTGTCAATGTTGAGTTCACTGCCAAGCCTGGCGACCTCTTCAGCAGGTTGGTTTCTCCAGCACCGGAACGTAACGAGCGTTTCATGGATGGTGTTAGTCGTCTGTTCAAGTACCTTCCCAATATTATGCCGAACTCCGATCACGGTCTTGGCCCTACGCTCCTTCGTGGAGCGAATGCGGTTGCGACCAAGTTGATCACAAAGGGAGTCAACGCTATGATGGGTGGTCCTGTTTCTGACAACTCTCAGCTTCTCCTTGAGTACTAGGTAGGTGTGGCTTTTCCTTTTGTTTCTTTTTCCCTGTGTGTAATTCCGTGGTTTTTTCCCCACAATAGGGCCCATTTTTTCTCGATTGTGGTTTTCCATCGGTCCGTTTTCCAAGATTATTCCCCTTGTCGAACGAAGGTTTGTTGTTTATGGTTGTGACTCTTGCATTACCTATAAGCAACACGCATCTTTTACCACCTAAGACGTG